TCGTGAAGCAGAAGAAACGCTTCGTAAAGAATGGACTGGTGATAAGTTTGAATACAACATGGGTAAAGTAGCTAATGTAATGGACTATCTTGGACTTGAAGAGTTTAAAGATGACCCTGCTATTGGTAATAACGTAGACTTTATTAAGGCTGTATTTGAAAACATTGTTCCTATAATTAGCGAGGATGAGATTATTGAAAGTGGCGTAGAACAAAATGTAGCTACTATTTCTGATCAACTTGATTTATTGGAAGAAGAAATGAGAAACTACGAAGGAAGTACAAGCGATGTTACATATCAACAGATGTTGAAACAGCGTTTAGCATTTCTTGAGAAGATTTCATAAGTTTTAACTTGACATATTTGTAGTTATTACATATAAGTCAGGCAGATTTGAAGCGGAAACCTTTTAAAGCCCGAAAGATAATCTGGGGTGAGAACCTTATATCAGGCTAGACCCTCACGGTGAGGATACTCAGAGCCGACTAAAACTTGTATATTAAATTATTAATTATGGAGGTGTATTATGGCGGGTAATCTGCTTAATACTTATATTACTGGTTTTGACCGTGCTATTCGTGAAACGGTCGAAACAAAAGGTGGTAAAATGCGTCCTTACATTCAGCTCGCTACAGGCGATCTGTTCCGTAAAGAAGGTATTTACCAAAGAACAACTGGTGGTGGTTTGCCTAGCAAGGTAACCAATCGTTTCGGAGATTCTCCTGTATCTGACATTGATTATAGCAGACGTAAAATTACTCGTAATCAATTTCAAGATGGTCAATTCATGGATTGGGCTGACTTGAGCAAGATGGGTGTTGATCCTCGTTCACAAAAGTTAACTGTTATGAAGAACAAGTTTCTTCGTCAAGAAGACTTAGTTATCGACCAAGCACTACTTAATTCAGGTAGTTTTGGTGGCGTTGACGGTTCTAGTGCAGTAAACTTTGGTGTTTCAGATAAGATTACTGATATATCTGGTTCTTATGAAAAGGGTATCATTAACGTAGATTTTGATGGTGCAGGAGGATCTACTCCTCTTGGATTTAACTACGCTAAATTCCTTGAAACATTGACTCAGTTCGGTAATCAGTCTGTTGACATTGAAACTCAGAAGCCTTTGTTTAAGATTTCTTGGCATCAGTGGCAGGACATCATGAACGACACTAACTTCACTGACTTCGATAATCGTGGCGGTGCTAAGGTTAACGAGCAAGGTGCAGGACAAATTTATGACTACATGGGTGCGAGCTTCTGTATTTCTAATATTGTTCCTTTCCATAGCACAGCTAACCCAACTGCTTCTGCTGACTTTAACATTGATTTAGATGTTGATGTTAATACAGACACAGGCGTTTGGAAAGACACAGACAGTACAGCAACTCGTGCTTGTTATGCAATGATCCAAGATGCGGCGTTGTTTGAAGTTAATCCAGACATGACAACTAAAATTAGTGAGCGTGCTGATAAGTCGTTCAACTACTATGCTTACATGAAAGCCGAGTTCGGTGCTGTTCGTATGGAAGAAGAAAAAGTTATCGCAATTGCTTGTAAGCAGTAAGGAGATTAATCATGGCTAAATCTACAGAAGTTACAGCATTAGACTCAGGTATCGTTACTAAGTCTAACTATCGTGGCAACGTGCAGGCTATTCCTGTTACGATTGCTTCTACAGGGGCAGGCTCTCACACAGTATCGGCGGTTCTTCCGCAGGAAGCTCGTGTAGTGTATGCTAACCTAACACCAAGCGGTGGAGACGTTGATATTGGATACGCAGGTGCATTGACCGCAGTTAAAACAGGTGCTTCAAGTGCTTGTGAATTTGCGGGTAATGTTGACGTAGGAGGCAAGGTTCTTCTTGCTACTACTGACGCTACTGCATCTGTTTCAGGTGTAATCCTGATCTCAACAAACGAGTAACATATTGGGGAGGGCAACCTCCCCTTATCTTTTTTTTTGGGGAAAAATTTATGGACAGATGTCAATACGACAAAACAGATTTAGCAAACTTTGCTTTATCACAATTAGGTAGCGATCGACTTCACTTAGCAGATTTTTCTACAGACACAGGCACAATAAAAGAAACAGTTGATTTATTTTTTAATTCAGTTTTAGAAGAATTAACCGCAATGGCGGCTTGGAATTGTTGTTTAAAAAGTGCGGCATTAACAAGTGCAGAAACAGTTCCTGTTTTTGGATATGACTTTGCTCATGAATTACCTGCAGATTGTGTTCGTGTTTATCAAACATCTGCGGCTCAAGGTGTGGGTTATAAAAATAAACCTAATGACTATGAAATAAGCACAGTAGGAGGAATGCGTGTAATAAATACAAATCACGATAATCCTTATATTGTTTATACTGCTTTACCAGAAGATACAGATAATACTAAACATTACGATATGATGGATTCATTATTTGCTAGAGCTTTTTATACATTATTAGCGGCTAGAATGTGTGTATCTATAACAGGTAATTCTGATTTAGAATCAGCGTTATTAGATGAGTTTTATAATATTGTTCTTCCTGACGCATTTCGTGCTGATGCCATAGAGGGTAAGCAGGTTCAACAAGTTGGAGAAGACTACAAAGAAATTTGTGTAAACTCCTATACAACATTTGACAAGGTGTAATTATGGGTCAAACTATTAAAACAGGTTTAAGTAAGTTACAGATTATTAACCAAGCACTTTCTTTAATAGGAAGCGAAAGAGTTCAGTTAACTACAATAACAGACACAGGTTCAATAGCAGAACAAGCTCTTCTTCATTATGTTCCTGCGGTTCAAGAACTAACTCGTATGCACGCTTGGAACTGTTGTTTACATCGTGTGGCACTTAGTGAAGGTTCTGGTGCAGATGCGGCTCTTTCTTTTGCTCACGATTATGGTTATCCTGCTGATGCTCATCGTATTATTTATATCAGTAAAGTTAACACTAAAGAAACAGTAAGACCAAAAATTGATTTTGCTGTTACAAATGTTGTAAATAGTTCAGAAACAGTTAAAGTTATTCAAACAGATATTGATGCAACTAATATTTATGCACAGTATTTAGATGTACCAGATGAAGAAGATATGGATATGATGTATATTTCTTGTTTGAGAACTTTGTTAGCATCTAAACTAGCTGTACCAGTAGCGGGCAATGTAAATAGAAAATTTGAGTTATTAAAATATTTATATGAAAAACTTCTTCCTGAAGCACGCCGTGCTAACACAATGGAAGGCGTTAACGAGCCTGCGGTTGATGAGTCTTATCTTGAAACCCCAATGAGTCCATTCACATATAAAGCGTTTAGTAAGGTATAATGTCTTTAACCAAAACAAAGTTATGTAATTTAGCCTTGTCAAAGTTAGGTAGCGAAAGAGTTTTGTTATCTGATTTTGACACAGATACAGGTGTTATTAAAGATCAAGTTGATTTGCATTATCAACCTACTCTTGATGAGCTTACTCGTATGCACTCTTGGAACTGTTGTAAAAAGAAAACAGAGTTATCTCCATACATTTTAAACTTTACTGGATTAGATGATGGAGTTGAGTTATTTAACTATGATGTTATAGCAGAAAAAAATACTATAAGTGTTTCTGATACTACAATAGATGTAAGTAAATGGCAGAGTCCTAAATATGTAGTTACTAGAGATACTAGCGGTTCTAATCCTATAATGTATGGAATTAGTTTACAAAGAGATTTAGGTAGCGTTCCATTTGGTGCAGGAGGATTAGGTTGGTGGCATTTAATAGTTAATGATCCTAATGCAGCTGTAGATAATCAAGAAACAAAAACATATGCTACTTATGGTGCTGTGCCTGTATTTTCAGAAGTCGCATCTTTTACAGGAAAAACAGGAACAATGAGTGTTGAGATAACAAGACCTGCTCCTACAGAATATGATTATCAATATTTTGTTCCTGAAGATGCACAACGATCTTTTTATCTTACTAATACAGCAGATTCGTATAGATTTATGAAGCCTCGTGTTGATTGGGTAATAGAAGGTAATAAATTATTAACTAATGAATCTAAAGTATATTTATGTTACGATGGATCACCAGAACCTACAGCAATGGATTCTTTGTTTGCACAAGCATTTATTACATTGTTAGCCGCTAGATTAGCTGTGCCTGTAACTGGCGATCGTAGTTTGTCATTAAGTTTAATGGAAGAGTTTAATCGAGTCATAATGCCAGAAGCACGGCGTGTTAATGGAGCAGAAAGACTTGAGCCACCAATTAATGATAGTGAGTGGTTAGAAGCCACATATACATCTAATTCATCATACAGTAATTCATATCCGCCATTTTCACAGACATCATATGGTAGTTTTAGTTAGGAGGCGTTATGGCTAAAAAGGTTATTAATGCTTTTAACGGAGGTGAAGTTTCACCTTATGTTTATGCTAGAACTGACAACGAGATATATGATAAAGCCTGTATTAAAATGGAAAACTTTATTCCGTTAGAATATGGTGGTGCTACAAAAAGACCTTCAACAGAATTTGTGCATGAATTTACAGACACATTATCTCTCCCTGTTGGAGAAACTAAATTATATTCTTTTATATTAAATGCAAAAGAAACATTTGTATTATGTTTTACTAATTACTCATTAAGTATTTTTAAAGACAACTTGTTAATTACTTCTATTACTACAGTTTTTCCTGACGAAGTTTTGCAAAAATTAAAGTTTGTTCAGTCAAATGATGTATTATTTATATCTAGCGAAGATTATCCTATACAACAATTAATCCGACAGGAAGATGATAAATTTATTTTAACTCAATTAGAATATGTTTTCCCGCCTATGGGAGATGAGTTAGATGTTGATTTTTCTCCTAATTCTATTTCAGGCGAGTGTACTATTACAGCAGGTTCTGATTATTTTGAAGAAACTCATGTAGGTTCTTTTTTAGTAATAAAACAAAAAAGAAATATAATTAACTCTTCTGTATCTGCAAAAACAACAGGCGGTGTAACTGATTCACTAAATACATCCTATGCAAATTATGAAATAGAATCTGCGGGTAGTGATTGGGCAGGTAAAGTTGTTTTAGAAAAAAGTACAGACGGCGGTGACTCATTTTCTCCTGAGTTTACATTAGTAGACACAAGTGCGGGACAAGTGGAAACAGGTGCAGATTCTAGTGGTAACTATA